GTTGCGAAGAACCACAGCCCCCAAGCGATCAGCATGCATACCGTGAATCACCCGGGCGCTGTGCACTACACCACCGACGTGTTCGACGGTGATCCCGACACCGAATGCGGCGGCAAGGCCGTGGGCTGGTTCCACATGTCGCCGGACTGCACTCACCACAGCCAGGCTGCCGGCGGACAGCCGCGCAAGCGGGAGATCCGGAACCTGTCGTGGATCGGTCTGAAGTGGGCCGGTAAGAAGAAGCCCCGCGTCATCAGCCTGGAGAACGTGAAACAGATCCTCCAGTGGGGGCCGCTGATCGCCAAGCGCTGCAAGTCCACCGGCCGCGTCGTGAAGCTGGGCGGCGGTGTTGCCGCACCTGGCGAAGTCGTCCCGGTCAGCCAGCAGTTCCTGGTACCAGACCCGGCGCGGCGCGGTCAGACCTGGACCGTGTTCGTCGCCGAGCTGCAGCGTTTGGGTTACACCGTTGAATGGCGAGTGATCAAGGCCTGCGACTTCGGAGCACCAACCAGCCGCGAACGACTGTTCATGATCGCTCGCTGCGATGGTCAGCCGATTATTTGGCCAGAGCCAACCCACGCGAAGAACCCAGCCAAGGGACAGCAGAAGTGGCGCACTGCCGCCGAGTGCATCGACTGGACCATCCCGAGCAAAAGCATCTTTGACCGGGCAAAGCCGCTGGCACCGGCCACCCTTCGCCGAATCGCCAAGGGTATGAAGAAATTCGTCATTGATGCCGCCGACCCGTTCATTGTGCCGATCGCGAACTGGTCCGGCGAAAGCGTTCAGTCCGCAAACGAGCCGCTGCGCACCGTAACGTCATGGCCGCGCGGCGGATCGTTCGCCATGGCTAGCCCGATCATCGCACCAGCCACGCACCAGGGCAGTGACCGGATCAACGACCCTCACGCCCCGCTACCGACGGTGACCTGTGCCAATCGGGGCGAGCTGACGCTGATCAGTCCGGTGATGGTCGACGCCGGCGGCCCGGCGTACAGCGGCAAACCAGCGTCAGTCGATCAGCCAGTAGGCACGCTGATGACCCAGAACCACCGCGCACTCGCAGCGGCGCACCTGGTCAAGTTCCGGTTCTCGGATGAAGGCAAGGCCCTCGACGAGCCGCTGCCGACCATTACCAGTGGCGGCAACTACCAGCGCCCGGCCGGCGCCGCCCACGCCATGGGCATCTCGACGGTGTTCATGGCCCAGATGAATGGCGGATTCAACACCACGGCTGCCAAGAGCATCGAGGACCCGATGACCACGGTGACCAACACCGGCAGCCAGCAGCAGCTGGTGACCGCGAACCTGGTGCACCTGCGTGGCAACTGCGATGCGCGGGACGCCGGCGACCCACTGCACACCATTAGCGCCGGCGGCACTCACCACGGGCTGGTCACCGCCTTCATGGAGCGCCAGTTCGGAGCCAGTGTCGGCCAGGGCGTGGATGAACCGGCGCCGACCATCACCGCCGGCGGTGGCGGCAAGAGCTCGCTGGTAGAGCTGCAACTCTCGCCAGAGGTTGAAGCCGGTGCACTGCGTGTCGCGGCATTCCTGATCAGCTACTACGGCACCGAGAACATGAGCGCCGCCGACGCGCCAACACCAACCATCACGACCAAGGATCGGCTGGGCCTGGTCACCGTCACCATCAAGGGCACGCCGTACGTGATCGTCGACATCTGCCTGCGGATGCTGCAACCGGCTGAGCTGTACAAGGCTCAGGGTTTCCCCGCCGACTACATCATCAGCCACGGTGCCGACGGCAAGCCATTCACCAAAACGCAGCAGGTCCACATGTGCGGCAACAGCGTCAGCCCACCGCCGATGGCTGCACTGGCACGCGCGAACGACCCATGGCGAATTGCAGAACAAAGAGCAGAGGCCGCTTAAGCCTGAACGAGCCTCGCCGCAATTTGGGAATCTATTAAAGGGATTTTGCCGCTGCCCTGTTGATCCGCAATCCAGCGACAGGCTAAGTAAATATCGAATGCCCAGTGATGCAGCCTGAACAGTTCCATTGCCGTTCCGGAAATCCGATAGTGCCCACAGTCTGGGCACGGGTACTCCTCTGAGTCTGGCCGCACGATTGCTTCAACAACTTCGTTCCCGCAGATATAGCAGCTCATTTCGACCTCCAGCGACTGATCGATCCACTCTAGCTGATCCCTCACCACCCGCCACCGCCCGGACATGCCCCGGCAAAGGACACCCCATGCCCACAAAAAACAAACCGGCTGAACCGCTGCCGACATTGGCGACCGGCGCCGCGCTTGATGCTTCAACCTGGACCGACTTCGTCCAGCGACTGCGTTATGACTGCCAAGGTGAGCGGGTCAACGACCACTGCACCTCCGCAGCGATCTTCATTGTTGAGGCCCGCCGAATTGTCTGCGGGCTGGACAGGGACTACACCGAGCGGCGCCTGGTGTATTGGGACGGGGGCGAGTCTGTGGCGTATTCGGCCAAGGAGTACTGGGACGGCCTGTCTATCTACCAGAAGCGCGAGCTCAATAAAAAAATGCAGGACTGGTCTGAATGTCAGTTCATGAAGGCCGACGAGTGCGATCAGTGGCACGTGTTAGGCGAGCTTACAGAACACACCGTCACAGGCTGGGACGAGCGCTGGGAATACATCAGCGCCCACTTCACCCACGCTGCCGCCGAAGCGTTCGTCAGGCGCAAGAAGCACGACTACCGCGACGGGATGCGCGTTTACGTCGAGTCGCAGTACTACGCCTGGGAGTTCGAAGCCATCAAGAAGGCGATCCTCGACGGCACGCTGACCTTTACGCCAAAGGAAGTTAACGCGGCGTAGATTGCTCTGCCCAGCGCACCGTTGCGCCGTCAATAATCGGTCGGTGGCAGTTTTGCAGCCGCTGGCATAGAAGCCATGTCCGCATTGCATTCACTGCAACAGTGCGTCCATTAGCCTCCTTCGCCTTCAAGACTTCGAACGCAATCACGTAGCTGCCACATTCGACACAATTGACGATCAGTCCATGAAAACTGGTTTCAAGCGTTCGAGCTGCTGCGCTGCAAATTGAACATTCCATATCGTCCTTCCATTCGCAGATCTTGTATGTAGCGGCTCCTCACCACCTGAAAGAGGCGGGTCGAATTCAGATAAGTTGGTTTCCTAGTCTGCCTTTGGATTGAATCCTTCAGCCGGCCGGCCATCAAGTGCAGGCATAGGGTCAATCTTGATTCCCGTGAGGATCGACGCCCAAGCTTCATAGGACTGCCTATGGAGCGACACGGCATCATCCCATCTGCTGCCCTCAACCTCTCGAGACACCACGAGCATCATAAGGTGGTTGGTAGCTGCATCGAGGTCGAGAAGATGTCGATGGGCTGTAAAGCGGAAATCATCAATCGAAGGCATGTCGTCACACTAATTGTTTGTCGAGTGGCGAGGTTCGCCATTCGTAACGCAACATCAGTGTGACATCACTACAGAATCAAGCTAGAAATTGCAGACGATCGGTTTGCTAAGGCAGTTGACTGTCGATCCAACGCTCGGCGGTGGCCACAGCCTCGGCGAGCGCAGCCTGATAATCCGGCCATGGGCCAGATAGATCGGCGACCGTATTGGCGAATCCGGGGATCTCACTGCTCTCAACTACATGCGCTGCAACCGGCGTTTCGTCGTTGGGCCTGTCCCAGTCGAATTTCACGAACAGCTGGTGCCCGCGATATTCATGTGTGATAGGCCTATCCAGACTGTGTGACATGTCCCTCTCCTGTGGGCTGCCCTGAGCAGAACTATAAGTTTCAACTATCCCGGCCGATTGCACTATTGAGGCAAAAGGCCACTCCCTCCCCCTTCAAAGTCAGCCGCTATAGCGGCAAGGAC